ATTATATACTGATTATATAGATTTTCCTTTACCTATACGACAGTTTATTATACCATTATAGTACTCTTCCTTTAAGAGTACTTCCTCAGCGAATTGTATTTTCGCTTCTTCGTAACTTAATTGCCATTTTGAATCACAAAATTTGATAATTTCAAACTTAAAGTTTTGTTTTCCCAACTCAATAATATCTATATTAAGCTTATTTGATGACGAAGTATACTCACGCCAATCTGTCTCTTTAATTGTATGCCTTTTATTTTTCTTTCCTTTGAGAGGAGGTCGTTTAAGTGTAGTTATGCATTGTTTCTTACCAATATATTTCTTACCAGACTGTAAGTTTGTTATTTTATATATAAATCCGAACGGTACTATACTATCTTCACATATAATATCTGATTCCCAATGACCAAAATCAATTTGATTGCTCTTTATCGTCATGATTTGCTAGCACTACTGCTTTTTTTTTCTGTACACCTCGTAACTTTTTTACCTTCTTCTTTTTGTTTTTCTCTGTCTCTGTACTTAAGTCGGCGCGGCGCTGTATGCCACCCAATACTTTAGGATTTCTGGCATCTCCAGGAGCGTATGAGTCAGATGAATTAATATTACCATCCGGGTCAAACCCACCTGCAGAGCCACCTACAGTATTACTAGTAACCATATCTTCATGTAAATAGTATAAAAATATATGTTCAAATTTACTACTTGATTTTGACATATAAGTATTTATATTATATATATGGAACTTCTTCAAAGATATATTAAAGAGGTTAGTGCAGATTTAGTAATTGATGATTTTAATCTCAAAAATGTACAACTTAAACTACCTGCAACAAAACATTTTTGGGTAGCTAGACTAATCGAAGCTAAAATCGAGAAGGAATCTCTCATTAAAACAAAAAAGTCTAGCAAAAAGGCTATCATAAAGGATGTAATATACGCCGCACCAGTTAAAATATCACAAGCTGCAGCAGAACAAGCGGCTGAGCGCCATGATACGATCCTATCTATTACTAATAAAATTAGAGAGTATGATTTAGTAATTATGTATCTTGAAAAGGTTGAAAAGGTTTTACACCAAATGACATGGGACTGTAAAAATATTATAGAAATTAATAGGCTTGAGCAATTATGATATTATTTGATTATATCAAAAATACAAATAGACTTGTTGTTAATTGTGAAGATGATAATATTTTTAATCAAATACGAGAGCACTTTAGTGTTAAAAATGATGATGCTAAATTTGCAAGACGGTTTAACAAGTTTGCTCCAAAGAGAAAATATGTTATAACACCAAATGGCACATGTGAGTTAGGACTATATTGGGATATACGCAAGTTTTTGCGGAGTAACCAGATCAATATAGATATACAGGTAACTGATAGTCTAGAAAAGGTAATTAACATTGGGGTGCCTGGTGTTATTTACAACAATTTTAAGTTTAACTTACGTGATTACCAGCTAGATGTAGTAGAACGTGCATTAAAGTTAGGTAGAGGTACATGTATATTAGGTACAGGAGCTGGTAAGACGTTTACAACTGCAGCTTTAATTGAAAATTTCTATAGAAAATCGCCGGATATAGATACTTTTAAGTGTCTAGTTATTGTACCTGACCTAGGCCTAGTCGAACAGACATATAAAGAGTTTATAGAGTGTGGATCCACCTATAAACTTACTAGGTGGACTGGTAGTATTGATCCAGACCTTACTGCAAACGTCATTATTGCAAATAATGGTATTATTCAAAGTAGATTTGATAAGAGTGATTGGATTAAATATATAGATTTATTAATAGTTGACGAGTGTCATAAAATAACAGCAGCATCGAAATTAGCTAAGATAGTTAAGCAGATTAAAACACAGCATAAATTTGGGTTTACTGGTACATTATCTGAAAACTTGCTCAATCAATGGGCTGTTATAGGAAGATTAGGACCTATTATATATGAAAAGAATAGTTATGAGCTAAGACAAGCAGATCATCTTGTTAATGTATCAGTTAAAATCTTAAACATAAAGTATAACGCACCACTTCGCTATATAACTGACAATAAATATAAAGAAGAGCTAGATTTTATATATGACTCACCCGGTCGTAATGAACTTATACTTAAACTATGTAGTAAGTTGAGTAATAATATACTGCTCTTAGTAAATCATATAAGACATGGTGATATTTTAGAACAATATCTCTCAAATATAAAGAATAAACAGGTATTTTTTATAAGAGGTGATGTAGGGGTAGATGAACGAGAAAAGATTAAAGAAATTATGGAGACTAATTCAAATGTTGTTTGTATTGCCATTAGTGCAATATTTTCAACAGGGGTTAATATTAAAAATCTGCATAATATTATATTTACCGCCGGTGGAAAGTCATTTATCCGAACAGTTCAATCAATTGGCCGAGGCCTTAGAAAACATGATACTAAAGAGGAGCTAATAATTTTAGATATATGTGATGATCTAATATATGGTATTAAACATAATACAAAACGAAAAGAAATTTATGATAAAGAAAAAATACCATACACAGAGACAACTATTAGTGTTTTATAACTTGTTTTTAATCAAACATATACTATAATAGTATAATGTCCAAGGAAAAAGAAGAATATTATATTCAACCTAAGGTCTTTAAGGAGTCGTTACGCGCTTATTATGACACAGATAACTTAACTGATGATCTAGCGGAAAATATTAAAAAAATTGCATATGGTTTGAGTTATAATTCATCATTTATAAATTATACATATAAAGATGACATGATAGGGGATGCACTTATTAAAATGTATTCCGCTTTAAAGTTTAAAAAATATCGGTTTGAAACAGGTTCGAACCCCTTTTCGTACTTTACAACAATTGCATACCATGCTTTTATCAACCGTATTAAGAAAGAGAAAAAGCACCACGAAGCTATTTGCAATTATAAAGAAAAGATTTATGAAGAATATATGTCTGACCCAAATAACACATGCGGATATATATATGTAAAGCCAATAGATGATGATTCCGACGATTACTAAGCCTAGAGTAGCTATTATATCTGATTTACATCTCGGCGTACATGCAAATAGTTTGGAATGGCATAAAAATGCTATAGAGTGGGCAAATTGGTTTAAGGTAGAGTGTTTATCCAATAATATAGTAGATATTATTTTTTGTGGTGATTGGCACCATAACAGAAGTGAGATATCTGTAAGCACATTACAGGTATCAGCTGATATTTTAGATATATTATCTGAATTTAATCTAATTATGATTATAGGTAATCATGATATATACTATAAATACAGAACTGATGTCAATTCCCTATCTGTTTTTAGGAATAGAAAGAATGTAACAATCTTGGATAGGTATCAAACTGTTGAAACATTTAATAAAAAGATATCTTTCTGCCCATGGAATACATCTATATCTGAAATAGAACAGAGTGATATAATATTTGGTCATTTTGAGATTGAAACATTTAAAATGAACGCATTTAAGGTGTGTGAAGAGGGTATTAAAATAAAGGAGCTCCTCAAAAGGTCGGATTTAATTATTTCCGGGCATTTCCACACAAGACATGAAAAGAACTTTGGGACAGGTACTATCTTATATGTAGGTAACCCATTTCAGATGGATTTTGGTGATACAGAGAACCAGAAAGGTTATTATATACTAGATATAACCACTAATAAGTATGATTTTGTGCCAAACAATGTATCATCTAGGTATAAAAAGGTTAATTTAAGTTGTTTAGTTAAAGAAGAAACAATTACACCTAACATTATTAATATTATATCTAATAATCTAGTTAAGTTGAAGATTGATATGAATATATCACAGGAAGACATGGATATACTGTTAGCTGTGTTGTATAAGCTTAACCCCGAGTCATTGACCGTTGATTATGACATCAATTATAATAGATTATTAAATGATACAGCAGATGTTGATGATCTGTCAGGTATCGATGTAGAACAAGCTATTCAAGAGTTTGTAAAGGTGCTTGATTTAGATAATAAGAATGATATTATAGAATATACATTAGATCTCTATGAAAAAAGTAAATTTCAAGCGAATTAGTATATTAAATTTTTTATCCGTTGGTGATGAGGTAGTATCAGTGGATTTTAAAACAGGTTTACATGTAATTACAGGTATTAATTACGACAAACCGGATCGAAGAAACGCAATTGGTAAAAGCACAATAGCTGATGCTATATATTTTGCAATTTTTGGCGAAACATTACGTGATATTAAAAAGGACCTTATATCAAATAATGTAACTAGTGGTAACACTCATGTTGAGCTGGATTTTGAAGTTATTACACCATCAGGGACTAATGAGTATAAGATAGTTCGAACGCTCGGACCATCAAAAGTCTTTATATACAAAAATAATAAAGACAAAACACGTGATAGTATATCAAACACCAACAAATATATATGTAATGTAACGAGCGCTTCCCCATCCATATTTAAAAACTGTGTAATTATGACAGTTAATAATGCTATACCGTTTATGGCTAAGAATAAGGTGGAAAAACGAAAGTTTATAGAAGATATATTTGGGATGGAAGTATTCTCGCAGATGTTATCCATTCTCCGCGCTGAGTATAATGATGTTAAGAAAGAATATGAAATTGATCAATCAAAACTAGATGAATTACAGAAAACATATGCTGAATATATAAAGCAGCAGGATGACATATTAGCAGCGCGTAAATCTAAGAGGGGCATATATAAAAGTAGGCAGCAGAATAATATAGATGATCTAGCCAAGTTAAATAAAGAGCTTAGCCAATATAAAGAGGAAGACTTAGATAGCATTAAAAAATCAATTGAACAGCTTAACAACCTTTTACCTAAATGTGATGCTAGAATTACAGAATATGTAGAGACTATTAGTTCTGAAAAAGCAAAAACTGGTCATTTAAAAGATATACTTTCTAAAATTGGTACTGATAAAGATACATGTCCAGTATGCTTAAAAAGTATTCAGGACCACGATAAAGGGTATATTAATAAGGAGAAGGAGCAGCTTAAAAACACCATAAAGTTGATGGTTGATGGTATTAAGACTGTTAATGACTACCTCAAGAAGTATAGAGGGGTTAGAGAGACAATTTGCAAAACTATTACAGATAACAACCAGCGATTATCAGATGCTATGTTATCTAAACAACGCGTTGGTAATATTAATGATAAAATTCAGCAGATACATCAATGGCAAGATGAATTACAGGTAGATTTAGATGTTATAGAAAGTACTAACACTGATTTTGATAACTTAATCGAATCTTCAAATAGTAGAATAAATGACTTATTGGAAAAAGTTAATAAGTTAAAGAAACATATAGCTAATCTAGATATTGTTAAGTATATTGTATCAGAGGAAGGCGTTAAATCCTACATTGTAAATAGACTCCTTGAATTATTAAATAGTAAATTGCTACAATATCTAAAAAGATTAGATGCAAATTCTATTTGTATATTTAATGAGTATTTTGAAGAAGAAATAATAAATGAAAAAAATAAAGTCTGCTCTTACTTTAATTTTTCAGGTGCAGAGAGGAAATCTATAGATCTTGCATGCTTATTTACCTTTTCTGACATTAGAAGATTGCAGGGTGGTGTTAAATATAATGTTGTTATATATGATGAGCTATTTGACAGCTCATTTGATGAGAAGGGTATTGAGATGGTTACACAGATATTACAAGATAGGGTTAAGGAGCTGGATGAGTGTTGTATTATTATATCACATCGAAAAGAGTCTATTAAAGCGGTCACCGGTGATGTTATATATTTAACTAAGCAAAATGGTATAACGAGACGCGTTGCATATACTGAAATCTAAAATAAATAACATCGATGCTTTCACCTCAACCCTTCTCACAACCCTTTGCGCAACCCTTTGCATCACCGTTCCCGAGAACGGGTCCTGGATTTTCATCACAACGAAAAAATAACGCGCCCATGCCTCGAGAAATGTCGCTGCCTAGATATATTAACTATTTGGCTGACCTAAGTGGTTGTGGCCACTGGCGTGTGCTATGGCCAGAGCAAGTTATTAACGCGACCGGTCGAGGAATTTCTCACTCTATAACATCGATGGTAACTGATCCAAGGTTTTATCAAAATGTTAAGGTAGTTAAACTGCAGAGACAAGCATCATCTGTTCAGAAAAAATTTGTTGAATTTCTCAAAAAGATACAACCTGATTATGGGTTTAAATTGATGTATGAAGTGGATGATGTTATCTTTAGGGAAGAAATACCTGATTATAATAAGTTTAAGTTTGCATTTGATAGTGAAGAAGTTCGAAATAACTGTATTGATATTATTAATATGGTTGATGAAGTTACTGTTACTTGTGATTTCATGCGAAGGTTATATTTAGACAAAACATCGCAGAAGAATATAACAGTTATCCCCAACTTTGTACCAGATTTTTGGATGGGACATTTATACAATGGTAAGGAAGTTGTGCAGCAGTTCGATATAAATAAGAAGAAGCCAAGAATTTTATATACAGGGTCTGGAGCCCATTATGATGTAGAAAATAAGACTGGTGGTGAGGATGATTTTTCAGGCGTCCGTGATTTTGTTAGAAAGACTGTTGATAAGTATCAGTGGGTGTTTGTTGGCGCTTTTCCTCCCCAGTTAGCTGATCTAGTTAAGCAAAATAAAATTGAATTCTATCCATGGCAAAATTTACTAAACTATCCTCGTGTAATTAGAAATCTAAATGTGCAGCTTATGGTAGCCCCCTTACAGGTTAATAATTTTAATAAAGCTAAATCAGATATTAAGTTTATTGAAGCATGCACTTTAGGTATTCCGTGTTTGTGTCAAGATATGGAGACATATAGTAACGCACCACCATCACTTAAGTTTAGTAATAGTGAAGAATTTGGTGATAAAATTGATACTATACTAAAGTGGAAAAACAGAAGTAAGTATTATAAAAATGTAGAAGCTCTACATCAAATTGGTGCTGGTAGAATGCTTGAAAAAGAGTCAAATATTGGTGCCATTATGGAATCGTTAAACACACCATATGACTCACCTGATAGAAAATACGCCGTAGAGTGGAATTAATTGTAGATTAAAATAGGAACTGACATATAATCTATATGTGGCTTATAGAAATGCAATTTATGATGGACGTGAAGGTGTAGTTAAATTATTTTGCTGGGATGAGGATGGTAATCGTATTGTTACAACTACCTCTCATGAGCCTTACCTCTATGTTGAAAATCCAACCGGGGATAAGGTATCTATTTTTGGTACAGCAGTTAAAAAGAAGAGCTTTCAGAATGGGTATCTAAAGTCAAGATTTTTGAAGGATTCTGGCGTTAAGAGAATTTTTGAAAATATGCCACCCGTACAGCAATTCCTATTAGATGTATATTGGAAGGATAACGAAAAAGAAGACTTCAGTCAATTCCCACTAAAGTGCTGTTTTCTAGATATTGAAACATTCTCGGTTGATACTTTCCCTGATATTGACAATCCAACTCATACAATTAATGTCATTACATGTTATGATAACTTTAGTAAAAAGTTTTTTACCTTTGGGTTAAAACCATATACAGGTACGTTACAAGATAATGTTGTATATGTTCATTGTAAGGATGAAAAGGAATTGCTAATTAAATTTATTGAGTATATGGAATCAGACTACCCTGATATATTATCAGGGTGGAACTCTGAAGGTTTTGATATTCCATATATTATTAATAGAATGGAGAGAATTCTTGGTGAGGATTATGTTAAGAGGTTATCACCTGTTGGTAATGTATATTTTAGATTAATGAGAGGCCAGTTTGGTCAGGAAAAGAAAAGGTATTTTATTACTGGTATTGCCTGCCTAGACTTCCTAGATGTTTATAAGAGGTTTTGTCTTAAGTTGAGAGAATCATATAAGTTAGATGCGATTGGTGGTGTAGAGCTCGGTGAAACCAAAGTGGATTATGAGGGTATGTCGCTAGCAGAACTATCAGAGAAAGATTGGAATAAATTTATTGACTACAACATTCAAGATGTTAATCTACTAGTTAAGTTAGAAGAGAAACTTCAATATATACCACTCTTGAGAATGTTATCATATGTTGGGTTAACCAACCTCGAGGGTGCTATGGGTACAATTCAGGTTATTAATGGTGCGTTATGTGTTAGAGCTCGAAATAGGGGTGAGATTATATCTACGTTTGTTCGAAATGAGGGTGAAGGTAAAAATCCGGGTGCGTATGTAGCTGAACCTAAATCTGGATTTAAAAATCATATTGTATCATTTGATGCAAATTCACTATATCCAAATGTGATGATATCACTTAATACATCTCCGGAGACTAAAGTTGGTAAGGTTGATATTATTGATGATAAAGTTATAATTCAGCATGTTTCTGGTAAGCAGTTTAGTTTGGATAAACCTGCCTTCGCAAAATTTCTTAAAAAGGAAGAATGTTCATTATCCAAAGCTGGTTTTATGTTTACTCAAAAAAAGAAAGGTATCATACCTGAATTTTTGGAATACTATTATAATCAACGTGTTGGTATTAAGAAGAAATTATTTATAGCAAAGCAGAAGCTTGAAAAAGATTCAACTAATACCAATCTTAAGTATGAGGTTGAGAGACTTAATACCTCACAGATGGTAATTAAAATACTTATTAATTCCTGTTATGGTTATATGGGAAACAAAAAGGCCCCTATTGGGGATGATGATATTGCATCATCTGTAACATTAACTGGTCAAGCAGTTATTAAGAAATCAAATGAGTTTATTAAAGAGTATATTAAGTCACGCGTACCGTCTCTTAGTGATCATCAACTTGAAGAGAATATCATTTACAACGATACAGATAGTTCGTACATCTCTATATCACCTATTATTGAAAGTGGTTTAATTAAGTTTTGGGATGGTGATCAAGTTCATCAAGAGACCTATGACGAAATTCAAAAAATTGAAGATTATCTTAATAAGAATATGGAAGGTTGGGCGAAGAAAGCCATCCTCACTAAAAATAGTAGGTTTGTATTTAAGAGAGAGTGTATAGCTGATACTGGAGTGTTCTTACAGAAGAAGAGATATGTTATGCATATCTTAGACGATGAAGGTATTAAGAAACAAAAGTTTAAGTATACTGGTGTTGAAGTAGTTCGAACTACAATGCCGGATGCAATTAAGCCATATGCTAAAAGGATCATTGAGACAATGCTCTCTACACAGTCATTGAAGGAGACAAATAAAGTACTAAATGATACCTATGAAATATTTAAAACCTTAGCCCCAGAGCAAATAGCTTTTGTGATGGGCGTGAAGGGGTATGAAAAATATGCTGTTCAGTGTAAGCAATTTAAAACTTGCAAGGGAATGCCTATACATGTTAAGTCTGCATATTTTTATAACATGATGTTAGATATGCTAAATACAGGCAATAAGTATGAGAAGCTTAGTTCTGGTGATAAGGTAAGATATTTATACCTACAGCAACCAAATAAATATAGGTTAGATACTATTGGATTTAAATACGAATTTCCAGCTGAGTTGGGTGAACTATTTAAAGTTGACTATGAAAAAATGTTTGAAAAAATTCTCTTTCAAGGTATCGAGAGGTTCTATAATAACGTTTCATGGGCTATTCGTCGACCAACAGCGAATGTTCAAACAGAACTATTTGATATTTTTGGCTCATAGACTATATATATGTACATATGGAAAAATACCTAGACAGACCACAAGATGATGGAACACGTAATTCTCACCCATCGTACTGGAGAGGTAGAGCGAGAGGTACAGCAGAGATTTTAAATATTATTAAAAATATTGCAGAGGGTAAAGATGTAGGTGATGACATAATTGCATCCCCAGTTGTTGAAGCCGCTAGACGTATTATACTAACATACAAAGATACCCTAACACACGCTTCGAAAAAATCTACATACCTAGCTAAACATGCAGGTATAGCTGTAGAAACAGCTGAGAAGTTAGCTGAGCAGATAAAGCTTTAATTTTCTCTCCTGTCTTCAGGTTTGTAATGCATGATTCTATCATGCCATATTGGTGAGGCGAGTAGTATACCTGTTTTGAGTTCATCATCTACATTTTTTTGATGCATGTATGACATCCATGTTTGCTCGTATGGGTGAGCCCATGTAGTATCAATAAACATCTTTTTATTACCTGCTTTACTAACAATCATCGGCCAGTTAGCATAATATACCTCCCCGTCGATGTATGATACACCATCCACATTACCTATATTATTAAATTTAGTTCTAGGGCAATTATTGTCTAGTCCATGTATTGGTAACTGATCATAATGTGGCCATAATTTAGATCTTACATCTTGTGGTACATTATACCATGAACATTGCTTATCGTTATCAAAGTATACCTCTGTAAATGATAGTTTGAGAAAATCAAACTCTTCCTTTATCATTATTTTATGTAATATATCGTATAGACCAGGTATATATTTCTTAAACCCATTCCTACAAAATTGACCCTCTAATTCAGGTGGATTAACAGTCATATCATCCTCAAAAAAGAACATATAATCTGCATCTGACTTATCAAAATGTTCAGCCGCGGCTTGTCGTCCACCACATATACCGGTATTACCGCCTAAATCAATATATTCAAACCCATACTCTTTACATGTTTGTTGGTTTTTAATTTTACTTTGTTCATCTGTCGAGTTATCTAGTAAAATTAAATCAGGCTTTTCTAACCACTCAGATGCCTTTTCCATTGTATTAATTGTATGTAGTGGCTGCTCAGGAAAATTAAATGTGAGCATATATAGATTGGTTTTTAGCTTACTAATATCATATGTACTACCAGTAGGTTGATCAGTAGCTTTACGCTCAGGTACCTCTTCTAGCTCTACGTGTTCCCCTTCCAAAGCATTAACGAAGGTACCTATCATACCGTACTCTTCTAATGCAAATCTCCTATATTTCTCTGGGTGAGATTTGGCCATTATCGAGAAAACACTTTCCTCAGTACCCATGTAACCTTCACCTATAGTCCTATCTAATAACCCGTAGTATTCGCTATTTGCATCGGATATAGCATCCTTATGACCACCAAATAACCCTCCGCGGCAAACATAATCTACCTTCTCACCTGCAAATTTATTCATAGCATTAAAATCAAATCCATGTATCTCATTCGCTGCTTTGTAGGGGTAAGATAAGAACAAAAACGGATCTAGATAATCCGTTATCTTAGATAAGGTATCTTCACTATACAAGGTATTTGCATTTACAGTCTGAGTAATACCTGCATCTAGCCAGATGAAATAATCAGTATCAAATGGATCCCATATTTTAGCGTCATGTAAAAAAGGCATTTTCGACATTACAATAGGATTATAATATTCATTCTTACACTGCGGTGAATTTTTAAGCCACCCACCTTCTCCTGTTATATTCTGCCACGCTTCACTAGTTCTTATATCTTGAACTCTATCCCAAAAAGGTAAAAACATATTAGTTTTAATATCCTCTAATTCATATATCTTAATTAGAGTGTTATCTCGAGATCGTCTTTCTAATACGAATGACTCTAAAGATTTCGGAATAAACAGAATCATGTTACACGGTATTTTAAGAAACAAGTCAAAATGTTCTTCATACCTAGACCACTCACGCCCCTCTCTTCCAATATCCCATAAGCCAGAAACTATAGTCAGATTATTACTCATAAACCTTATTAATAACCGTTATCAATAAATTTTTTGTATAGACAATCTTCACTGATGTTAAAGTTAGCAGCAGCTTCCGGTGATTGCCTATACACATTACACCCTTCATACGATTCATGATTAGTGTGTCGTAATACAGGAAATGTTTCAACTCCCCCTCTCTCTCGCCAATCTTCTAAGGTAGGCAGATCAGGATCGTCAGGATGAAATGTCACGATTCTATTTCTTTTCTTGCTCGAGAAATAAGCTGATATTAACAAATCGTCATCCCATGTAAAATTGTCCTCAACAAAGTCTGTAAAGTCAGTCTCAAAATATTGTCTTTTGTAAGATACAGATTTGTAGTGCTGTATAATATCTACACGGCTATTTCTTTTATTGGAGGTATAATAGTAATCTCTAACATCACCGAAAAAATTATCTCTAGATCTTATCCCGTCATAACCGATAATATCATCAGTAAATAATGATTGGTTATTAACTTGCTCTCGAACTAGATCTGTATGATACACTAAATCATCATCTACTACGATAATAATATCATCCGGATTAGTTAGACGCTCGATAGTTGGTAATAATTTAGTAATAGGACCACTATCCTCGAGATTGTCAAATATAGTAAATTTGTTATTACTACCATGCGATAATTCTCGGATCCAATCTGGAATAATATATTCCTCTCCAGTGGATGTAAGTAACTTCGGGACATTTAAGTGTATTTCGTAATTATCATGCGATTGATTGAGTAGTGACAATAGGTTACTCTTAATACCTTCTTCATATGATTCAGGAGAATTTATCCTTGAAGGGATTGTTGTTAGTGTTAGTACCACGCGTTGCATATGCATACTTATTAATAAATATGCATATGCAAGCAGCACTCATTTCTTATCTTTAAAGTGTTAAGGGTTGTAGTAATAACCATAATATTGTGATATGTCTTTAATTTAAAATCTACTATAGAAATTTAAGGTCCTTAAAAATTCTATACCAACTATCTTCACCTCTCATAAAGGTTTTTGCATAATTAAAGTTATGTTCTATGGCTGGGAGCATTTTCTCATACGGATCCTCTTTATTTAGAAAATCTACTATATCTTTTAATTTATTACATAGTACGCGTTGATGAAACTCTTCTACAGGGCAATCAGGATCTGGTAATTCAACTCCCCTCATATTAAACTCAACAATACCATCCATATTGATATTATCATCAAAAATCTTCGAGCCGCAATATATAGGAACGCACCCAGATAAAAAACAATCATATAGCTTTTCAGAATTAAACCCTGTTTGTTCATATGCATTCTCAATAATAATAACATACTTATAATCATAGTATGCTGTTCTAAATTCACATAAAGTATCGCGTTGAGATTCTTCTGAGCCGAGAGTAAGGACCCCCCCACAAGGATCTTCATGAGGGTGGTGCTCTCTACCCGTTATTGTCTGGTTTTTGTTCCACATTGCTCCAGATCCATAGAAATCAACTAGACCGGTATCATTTAAACTATTATATACAGCGTGACGGAGCCTGTGCCCTAGGCAATAATGTTTCCAAGAAAAGGGACACGATATCATTTTTGATTTTGGATGAAGTTTAATATTAGCTTCATCTAACCATGTTGTATAGGCACATTTACTTGAGTAATAAAACTTATCTGGCCTCTCTTCTAATAGATGTCCGAGTTTGTCCTTGTTGTGAGTAATTACTAAATCAAATTTTTCAAAGTCTGTTTGTATATAGTCATATACATCTGTCCAGGGCGGTGTACAATACGGCTCTAACAAGATACATACATTCTTATTACCATCTACCGGGATATCGACCAGCTCTGATTTAATAAAATTATCTGTATATACGTTTATAGGCCTCCTTATACCATCTCTCATTTTAAGAATATAGTCAGAAGGAGATAAGCATGGAGCTAACCACTCACTACACATAGTACTATCCCAAAAAGTTACATTAACTGGCGTCATCTTAAATATTTAATCAAATATTATAGAGGCTCAACTAGTTGTATATTATAATACTTATGTTAAAAGTTTGCTATCAATGAGGGAGTAGATGAATATAAGTACGGCTATTCTTGAGGAATTTTAATAAATACTGTTTGACGGCCCCACAATATTTTAATATAATCATTGTCCAACAGATATGGGGTTAATAATCTATCCTTACCTGCACTACCTGTATTAAAATCAGTATCATCTATAGATATCAAATGAACTGGTGCCATCTTACTTTCTGCAGCTTTAAAAGCCTCTAGATGATGTTCAGCATATCTATGAGTACCTTTATCCCACCCATCTAAATATAAAAGATCTATAGGCTTATCGAATTTTTCTAAAAATTCGATACCATCTTCCGGTATATGTATATATAAATTGTCTGGGAGAGGTTCTTTGATATGATATTTATATTGATTTTCTAACTGAGATTTACAGTGAGTATCTACATCTACCGTATATACATCAAATCCCTCCCGGGTCCAGAAGTATGTTGAATGTCCATCCTGACAACATGGAGGAGCGTCTTTACTTTGCAAATTATGCGAATTATTATAGTATTCAATACAGTTACTAGTTAGTTCCATTCTAGTAGATCCAATTTCTACTATAGTCTTACCATCAATCAATTTTAAGAGCTCAATAGTTTTAGCAATCCATGGAGCTGGGTAGTTTCTAATACTGTTTTCTTCATGAGTTAATACATCATGATCCCAGTAATAGCATGTATGTTTAAATTCATCACATGCCTTTAATACATTATAAAAATAATCTTTCATATATATATATATATATTTATTTTACTATCGCTATTATTCTATCATTAAATCTACGGGTGTATCGGGTAAAGTCATAGAGACTAAATGACTGTGCATTTTGATCTTTAGCTAAACTTTCCAGGCTTGCCGCTAATTAATGTCCGTAGTAACCTCGATCCACCATTGCCCGGGGTGTGTAATATTAGCTCTATTATTAAATATGGTATCGACAGCTCGTATAATATCAGGCCAATCTCGAGTATAATCATCCCCACAAATAATCCCACCCTTTCGTATCAATGGTAGCCAATTTATAATATCCTCCTTTACAGAATTGTAATCATGTGACGCATCAATATATACAATATCAAAAAAATTCTTGGGATAGTTTTTACTTTCTGTTACAGAATCGTTTTTAATTAATTTAATATTATCGATTATAGGTTCAAGATAATGGTTAGCTAATTTCCAGTAATCTGTATGTGTATTATGCTCCGCGGAGCCCTTAAAATGGTCTATAGCATATTGCCTACACTTAATATTATGATGTGTAAAATACTGATTAAATATAGTAGTTCCTTTACCCATATATACCCCAATCTCAGCAAATTTAATTTCATCTGATGTCAAGATTTTTGTCTTGCTAATTACCGGCAAAATATCTGTTAGTAGATTATTAATTTGATCCTCTGATAAGAAGCCTGGTATAAGATTATGATTAGTTTTCATTTAATACTTATCACACTCATTGTAGTCCCAAATAGCTGGAAATAGTCGCTCAAGCGCGTGAGCATATCCCCATTCTGATCTATCACCTATTTGCTCGAGCAAATTTTTCCACCATAATAAAGACTTATTATCTATACAGGCTGACTTATTGACTATAAATTGTATACCGGCGGGGAAATGTCTAACTAATTCGTTTTTATCTGTAAGCACTTTAACAGGTAAGCTTATTTCAGATGCAACAACATCTAACCCGTGCCCCCATTCAACAGATAGGCAGGTTGCCATATATCCTAACTCGACAAAATTCCCCGCGACTCTACAGAACTGATCGTCATTTAAATCTTTGATAATATTATTATAATCTATTAGATTTTTGCACTTATAATTAACATACGGTACAGTATGCGGACAATGATCAAATGGGTGTCCCTGTAGAAATGTAATTGTTTCATAATCTTTATCATAATATTTGCATATATGATAAACATGTGTATGAGCATCCCTACCACTAAAATTATTTGGTAAATGTTCAATAATAGTGTTTGGTATATCAGGTATATCGATACCTACTAAGTCCTCACTTTTATTATATATATAAATATCTACATCTTCTAACTGGTTAATCCAATTAATATCTTCATTATATCGCGCTATTACGACTGCATTTTTTTTCATAATTGTATTTCTGCTTTTTCAACCCAGCCTCTACTTTTACTTATAGCCCAATATACAACTTTAACTGGTATTTTTTCTGTCATAAACATCTCTTCGTAGTGAATTGGTTTACCATCCCTAACAAGATCTTCCAGTCTCTTATCATTAATATATGTTTGATGTATACCTATACCATCTTCATCATCAAATGACACTAACAGATTCTCATAATCATCACCCGGTAACATATCTTTGGTTATATCCACTAAATAGTATATAGAATTTATAAAGGAGTCTTCCCACTCCTCCTCACTATTATAAGGGTATGGGTTTGGAGGAATTTTATTATCTTTAGTATATTGCTGGAATGCTCGCCGCTTAAAATTTATACCAGCATACCTTTCATAATCCTTTAAAGATCGTGTTTTGCCTAAATCATACTCACCTAAATCTAACAACCTCTCTTCTACACCAAGCAGCTGTCTAATTCTAGCACGAGCATCATTATTACCCCTCCACCACATATCGTCACCCCTACTGGACATGTCGTCCCATACTAACATATTACTTCTCTCTTCTCTCATTGTAGCATGCCAAATTACTACTCGATGCGGATGAAACAAATCATACCCATGGGTGAAAGATCTAACTGTGAGATTAATCTCTTCACCAGCGAAGAAAATATTTGGATCATGTCTAATTTCTTTAGCCCACTTATTTGACCCAAACGAAAAGTGACCACTTAAAAATCTAGCAGGGTATGGCTTTGTAAGTTCCTTCCAATCTCGAACACCTGTCGGTCTAATGAAGATAGTACCAAATGGGTAAAAGCAAGCCGCCTCTGATACCCATGGCTCTTGCACTCGTCCAGCCGGGTCATTAAAGGGATCATACATAGGTAGATAACCACCTATCACCGGATTGTATCCATCTTCAACTAGTTCATCATACCAACCAATTAAGGTACTATCCCAATTTTCTGTAAACCGGTGATGTGAGTCCAATTGTAATACAAAATCTTCATCTTCGAGTAACTCATCATTGATAACTGCGCGCGCGTATGCTAAGCCTTTAGCTTCAGTATAAAGCATTTCTTTAACTTTAAACCTAGAATCGTCTTTAAATTCTGATAAGTCATCAAAACCATCTTTAGGGTTATATTGCCTACATATACCAAATCTAACCCTATTAGGAAATTCAGCGTTCGTTAGCGCATCCTTAATAGTAGGTATAAGCTCTGGATCTCTATATGCGGGCAAATGTATTAGTATAGTTCGTTCTGACATATTAATTGCATCTTGTAAATTCAATAATATTGTTTTCAGCTAGTTGAACCTTGTTATCCATCTCTACCTCTTCTAGTAATCTAGGACTAATTATACCCTCCAGCCTATCCATCCAACCTTGAGATTTAGAATTTGGCCATACAATCCATTTATAGGGCGGTACATCTGTATTAAACTGCCTCCATAGTTTGCAATAGTTGTCAGAGTCTTTCTTCATACGATCAATTTCGTCTGGTAAAGCATCCTCTCGATATATCTCATTACCATCAACATCCTCAAATGCTACAGCCCAGCATGTATAATCATCGAGAGGCACTAGATCATACCCAATATCAATACAGTGTTTAAAGAAATTTAAGAACGAGCTATTATATTCCTGTTCAGTTGTGTAAGTTGGATTAGGTGGATATTTATTATCTAGAGTATATTGCTGTAATTGTCTCTTCTCAAATAATACTCCCGCATATTTTTCATAATCTTCTAGAGTACGCTCATTACCCAAGCCATATTCACACTTATCCCCTTCAGCGATAAATTCACCATCTATACCCAATAACTTTCTAACTTTGGTATGTGATTGTGTATCTAACTCTACCCACCCGTCATTATCACTCCAATGTCTAGGTTGATCTGATCTAGTATAGTAATGCCAGATTACAACTCGATGAGGGTGAAATAAATCATACCCATGGGTATACGCTCGAACTGCTAGACTTATTTCTTCACCGTGGAAGTATATCTCAGGGTCATGCTGAACTTCTTTAGAGAATATACCTAAAGTAAAGCAGAAATGTGCTGAGAGAAATCTAGCTGCAATAGGGGCATTATAGTTTACCCAGTTTGGAATTGTTTCTGGCTTAGTATGTAGAGGACCTTCCGGGGCAAATCTATCAAATACCAAACGCCATGGATCATTTTCAGTTTTACCTGTTTTTGGATCATATGCCGGTACATATCCTGTTAACAGAGGTTTTTTATGACCTTGTAGCTGCAGCATATAGATCATATTCTTTAGTGTAGTGTCCCAACCCTCTGTAAATCGGTGATGTGAATCTAAGTGAAGTGTAAAATCTTCATCATTATAATGTTGCTGAATTAAATTTCTAGCCCAACATACACCTTTAGCTTCCTTATAATCAATATCGATAATATTAATATTTTTGTGTTTGTTAAAACTAGTTAGTTTATCCCACTTGTCTTCTTTAGCATGTTGCCAAGCAACACACACCCGTAAATTATCAGGCTCATCAGCTTTCTCAAGCATATCCTTTAATGTCTTTTTAAGTTCAGGGTCTCTATATGATGCAATCTGCACAAAAATTAGTTTACCCGTGTAAGGATTCATATTAATCATTTAATCTGTTAAAAAATAAAATCCAGTAGTTGCATTATTAATAATTGACTATAATATATAACTATATGTCAAATATTACAACAATCGTCGATCAAGTCGGAAGAACAGTTATTGGTGTGGAAACTAAATCCACAAAAGATACTATTACACTAAATAATCCAGTTATTATTCATGTACAACCAAACTCAGAAAACGGTCAATTACAAGTACAATCGTTTCCTTACCTGTTTATGGAGTTTATTAAAGGTGATAAAACAAAAAACAACTGGACATTCAATAAAGGTGCAATCGCTATCTCAGATGTTGAATTGGATGATAAGATTATTGAGCAATACAATAATATTAATTCACCAGCAGCTACTGCTGCATCTCCAGAAGAGCCTAGTGTAATTAAACTGTTTGACGAATAATTTAAGATAGCTCATTCCGGTGTAGCATAATGGTAGTGCACGTGACTGTTAATCACGCAAGTGTTGGTTCGAACCCAACCACCGGAGTTTATTGCAATTTACCATACTACAAACTAAATATATTTACTATGAAACTAACTACAAATAAAAATAACATCCTATCAAATAACCCTATCGTTAATCTAGATAAAATATTTGATAATATGTTTAATACAACACCATTATTTCATAATTTAAATGAAATATATAAAACAGGTGATCAGGTCAGGTTCTCACCTGATGATGAATCGCTTACAGTTCAAATTGATCTACCAGGAGTAAAGCGAGATGATATTGCAATCACCTCCGATACAGACCAGTCCGAGGTATATATTAAAGCGAAGAGAGACATTAAAACTCTAGACGGTACACAGGAACAAACATATAACCGTTCCTTTACAGTAGGACGTGAGTATGATATTAAGCAAATTACATTTGTCTATCAAGATGGTTTACTTGAAATTGATGTTCCACGGCGGCAAAAGGAACAATATCTTAGAACACATACACTATAACCTTTAACTTAAAATAATATTAAAGACCTCTATTGCATATTATGTGGTAGAGGTCTTTTTGTTTGTATTATACTTAAAAATAAGTTGTAAAGTAAGGATCTTAATATATAATATAGTATATGGATAAAGATATTGCAAGTGCGTTGGACGAAATTGATACTGTTAACCCCTTTGCAACATATCTAAGTGATAGTACACTTAGTAGAGTAGGTGGGTGGGTTGATACTGGGTCATATGTATTAAATGCCATAATCTCCGGATCTCTTCATGGTGGTATACCTAAAGGTAGGGTAACTATGCTAGCTGGTGAGTCTATGACTGGTAAATCCCTGTTTGTTATGAAGATATTAGCTGCAGCTCAAAAAAGTGGGTTAATACCAGTTATTTTTGATACGGAAAACGCGATTGACCCGGAAGGTGCTGAAAGACTTGGGTTAGATGTTAGCAAAGTTAAATATGTTCCTTGTATAAGTACAGAACAGACTAGAAATGCATTATATAAGTTCCTTACATCAGTTAAAGAGAAGGGATTGGAGGGTAAATTTATCGTTGCTATTGATTCCTTAGGAAATTTACAGTCAGAACTGTCATTATCACGAATGAGTAAAGATAATACAGCAGCTGATATGGGTACAAATGCTCGAGCTATGAAATCTCTCATGCAGACATGTACTAATTTAGGAGCTGTCACACAAACAACTATTATATGCACTAACCATGTGTATGATAATCCTGCAGCTCTGTTCCCATCAATCGAGAAAAATATGCCTGGTGGTAAGTCATGTGTATATCTACCTTCAGTTACCGTTCAACTGGCTAGAAAGCCAATGAAAGCTGACGGTGGCAAAACAATGGATGGTGAAACTGCTGTAGCGCAAAAGAGTTATGCTGGCATTATCATTAGAGCTCTAACTCGAAAGAATCGATTTATTAAACAGTATCTAGAGGGTGAAATGTATCTATCATTCGCATCCGGTTTAGATAGATACTATGGCCTAATTGACTTAGCAGTTGGTTTAGGCGCCGTCATTCAAACTGGGGCAACCTACCAACTTGAAGATGGTAAGAAGTTAGGATATTACAAGCAGTTTAGGAAAAATACTGATCTATGGGAAAATACCATCCTACCTATTGTAGAGGCTAGAATGAAGGATGAGTGGAACTATTCAAACAAAGAAGAAGAACCACCTGATGAAGTAGCAGAAACGATAGTTGATCCAGTGTCGACCTCACTTAAGGATATATTAGAATTAAAGGAAAAATAATACTATATGCGACTCAGCTAAGAGGTTCTAACCCTATAGGTTATTGTGTTGCATCTTTGCTGTGAGATATTTGATAACATCTGCAGCCTCAAATCATGTTCTCGTCGCGGTAGCCATGTTCATCTTTGACGATTTGCATGAATGTCTCAAATTGATGTTTACCTAGGTTCATTAAAAAAACTAACCCAGCATCTCCAAGATTATCGACAAATACTTCAGCCTTTTTAACAAACTCGTCGAATTCACCTAGTGATTCATCTTCAGCTGGGTGTACATCACCTTCAGCCCCCATATGTGGAGGAGCCTCCTCTTGCTCGTAACTCTCGTTAAGAACTTTACCGGTCAAAACCTTAGTGTATTGCTCTGCCATTAAATCAAACTCATTACGCTTCATAATATTATTTATGATACTAGTTGAATTTATATCAAAAGACATTATAATTATTTCATGAATAAACGACTCCTATTATCTTTATCAGGTGGTGCAGACAGTGTTGTCCTCTTGCATATGGCTGTTGATCGTGGATATGAATATATTCATACTATATCGTTTGACTATGGGCAGAGACATAAGAGAGAGCTTGATTGTATACAGAAGCAGTTTAATGCTGTCAATGAAAAACATAGCGTTAAACTGTTTAACACTATTATTGATGCGAACTTTCTTAAACAGATATGCCATACATCATCTCTCACCAATACTGATATCGAAAACCCCAATATCAGTAAGATTGCAGGAGATGCGCAGCCAGTATCATATGTACCATTCAGAAATCAGATGTTTAATACCATAGCTTGTGCATATGCAGAGAGTAATGGTATCTCAGATGTTTGGTATGGTGCTGCACAAGTTGATTCCTTAGCTGGTTATCATGATGGCTCGCGAGAGCATATTGATGCATTTAATCAGTTGATAGCTCTTAATAGAGAACATAGGATAACGTTATCTGCACCACTATTAACAATGTCTAAAGCTGATATTATCTTAGAGGGTGTAAGACTAGGTGTCAACTTCGCAGACACATGGACATGTTACAGTAACAGAGAAGATGGTTTAGCTGATGCTACAACACCATCAAGTAGCATGCGCTTAGCTGGTTTTATGCAAGCTGGTTATGTAGATCCTATCAAATATGTGCAGCAAAAGGCCCTAAATGATATATACGAACAAAAAGGGTGTAAAGAGATCTAATTATTATAGTAACTCTGCCTTAATTAACCAAACTATTACACTATATAATTGTCCGAAAGCTATTGATAACAGGCATATTTTTGTTATCCTTCTAGTTTTTCTGCTAGCTCCTAATGTTGGAGCTATAAATGCACGTATATGACAATACGCTGCAATAGTTGTCATTAATTGCCTAAAAATTATGTTTGGAAAAACACCAAATTCTATCAGATTGGTAGTAAAGGGCATCTCGAGATAATGTGAAGTCCATGGTATAAGCCAGTATAGGTTATCCACCGCGTTACCTAAAAATCCTATGGTTATCCCACAAATTATCCAACCCATTTGCGGTGTAATTTTATCATCAGTTCTACGTATTGCATGCCGTAGCGAATGACTACACTCATATATAATATATGCGCTTAATATTACTAATGGAAAGGTCCATGCAATAGATTGCAGCTCTATTATTGTTTGTATTTGATCGTAATACATAACAATAATATTTAGTTAGTTCCTACCATTACCCCTGCTAATTAATATATCTATCTTAGTCTTAATCGAGCTTACATCCTCTTTAATACTACCTATATCTTCCTTTATAGGTGTAGTTTCTTCCAATATAGCGAGCTTTAATTCAGGCTCTCTTATATGTAGTCCGGTATTACTCGAATGTTTCGACACTAAAGAGTCCATTCTGGTTATTATCGAAGCCACCCCTTTATGATGTGGTTCATATTTATGTTTTACAATATCATCTACAATTACAAATGTTGACCATAGGATAGTAATAGAGCCTATAGCAGCCCCAATAACGGTCACCCATCCTAATATTGTTGTAGGGGCAGCAAACTTTATTCGTTTCCTGGAAGCTATTTCAGCTATAGTTGCACCAACAACTAACTTTATATGATCTTCATCGGACATGACTTTTAATTAATTATAGCCCGTAACTTCTGAGTTCTGCAAGCTGACCTATAGTTTTTGGTTTCATCTTGTCCTTAAATAATATAAACTTTTCTTTCGGTTTAAGTAGCCGGTCCTTATGAGCCTGATCTGATAGATAAGATAAGGTGTAAGATTCGTTAACTGTATTCTCGTCCTCACCTCTTAGATGGCCAAGTTTAGCCTTAATAATACGGTACTTAGTGTTAAGTCTAGTTGCGGTTGTGTAATCTTTCCTATCAGTATAATATTCAATCTCTTTTCTCAACTCATGAAGCTTGAGCTCAAGCGCATCCGCTCGGTCTTCAGCCGGCTCCTCCAGTCTTTTTAGAAGCCTATCTTTAATAGCTCTATTATTAGCTATACGTGCCTGGGGATCATCACCATATTGCTGCTCAGTTAAGTAATGTGCAGTATAAGATTCATTAACTGTTTCCTCATCCTTACCTCTTAGATTTCCAAGTTTAGCCTTAATAATACGGTACTTGAAGTTAAGTCTATCTGCGGTTGTGTAATCTTTCTTATCACTATAATATTCAATCTCCTTTCTCAACTCATGAAGCTTAAGCTCAAGCGCAGCAACCCGATCTTCAACCGGTCCCTCTAGTCTTTTTAGAAGCCTATCTTTAATAGCTCTATTATTAGCTATACGTGCCTGGGGATCATCACCATATTGCTGCTCAGTTAAGTAATGTGCAGTATAAGACTCTGTAACTGTTGTTTTATCTAGATAATGAGCTACGTCAGCATCTAACTCTTCTGCCTCCTCTGCCTCCTCTGCATCAAACTTATCAGGTTGTTGATCTACTACCGGCGGTTTAGTTGATGTAGAGTATGGGGTGCGATCTTGTTGAGCTCTATTTGCAGCCGGCCCAACTGGTTGAATATTAACATTACCTGGCTCGGTAATATATATTTCAAACCTATCTGTAAAACGCTCTATATCTTGTTGAAGTAAGTCATACAGCTTTTGAACACCAATTTCTTTTACTTTATCTGCTAACGCTCTAGCATTTGCAGATTCCGAATCCGAAGCAAAAGAGAAGGATATTAGATTATATCCATCCTTACTTACAATATCAACACCATCTTCATCCGCAAACGCCTCAACCTTATTTCTAATCTTAACCGCATCGTTTGGGTCAATTACTTGAATTTCAACAATATACCTTTCATCAAAATATTCGCCGTATAAATCATCTACAACCTCACCAATTTCACCATCAATTTCAGCAACCTTGGATGTTATAGGTGGTTCAACTTCCTCTTCAGGCTCTTGTTTATAATTTTTACCCATTATATTTGTCAGCTGTACATCTAAATACCTTGTTGGATTTTGTTTAATATCATCCAACACACTATCAATAAGCGGGGGGGTTTCAATCTCCACACCAGTTTCATCTACTTCAGGATGACTATAAAATAGTCTATTAAAAACCTCAGGGTCTGCTTTTTGAATTTCATTTGCTATAAAGGTTGAAGATGTGGCCTTTTTGCGTAAGATATCAAACAGTTCATCTGTTAGATAATCTCTATGGTATAAAGCTCTTAGCAAAATTTGGTTTTTAGTTCTAGATGACGCTCCTACTCCTTGACCTGTTTTTTGATTTTTATAATTTTTAAGTATAGGGGTTAATCCGGATTTTTTAATAGCACCCTTCCATGCACTGGAAGAAGAACTAGTTGCTTCTTCTAAAATATTAATTCGATTAAAAAGATCGTTGAATTTTGCATATGTTTGCATATAATTATTTATATATATGGGACTTACTTATCAAAATTTTAATGAAATAGGTTATGAAGAGCTATGTAAATTGCCGGGAGTTGGTAAAGCAACTGCAGAGAGAATTATTGCTCAAAGACCATTCCTTAGAGATGCAGATTTATCTAAGGTTAGAGGATTAGGTAAAGGTACTTTAAAAAAACTCGGTATAGAAAATGTTAAAAAGAGACAGAAAGGTATTGAAAAATGGTTATACCATCCATATGAAGGTGATGATGTGGAATACCCACATCACTGCTTCGCGTACGATACTAGAAATAGTCAACTAGACTTCTTCTGGCGTATACCTCAAAACTACCGTAAATATTATGGGGTAGATTAATTTAAACTTATAACTATATACAATATATTAGTTAGGTTGTTAGTTATATATAGAAACACATTATGAAATTACGTAATCAAAATAGGAAGGGGGCTTGTTATTTGCGCAATTTTTGGCTCATTTGAACCTTCAATGTTTGAAGTATTATACCAAGCAAATAAATTGCGTGGTAATTTTGCCAGTAGTGTTATTGCAATTGGTCATGAAGATACATATATTCAAAAATTTGAAGGAGATATTCCTAAGTCGTTTGAATATGTAGATGATATGATATATATTACCGGTCATGTACAAGCACCAACATCATGTAAACGTGAGTGGTCATATGATACATCACATCCGTTTGAGTCTATTTCATGGACAATATGTCATAATGGCGTTATAACAAATGAACAGCATCTTCGACAGACATACCTACCATATATAGAAAATCCTGTTGATTCTTCGTTAATAGCTAACCTACTACAATTGTTTGTAGAAAATCAGTCAGCATCTAATGATAATATAGACCCAGTAAATGCTATTAAATCAACACTAACGTTGCTAGAAGGTACATTTGCATTATCTATTATTGATTCTGATACAGGGGAGTTTTATATTGCTCGTTGTGGGTCTATTCTACATTATGACGATAAAGGCAATTTTTCAACTATACCTGGTAAAGGGTTTACAGAGTTGCCAGAAGGTATAATCATGCGACTTGATAAAGATCATCTTAAATGGGTGCAAGTTGCAACTTTTGAGACTCAATCACCATTTCTTTTTATATGAGTAAGATATTTTATTTTTCAGCAACTGCAGGGTCAAAACGAGACACCCTACTATACAAAACGACAGATAAAGAAGTATTTTTTAAGGAAAATAATACCGACTCTTTACAGAAAACATATAACAAGGCAATCGATTTCTGTATAGAAGAGAGTATTGAATACATTGTGATATCACATGATGATATTATATTTGAAAATGTTACAGAAAGTAAACTACTGGAAAATTTTGATAGGTACGATATGTTTGGAGTGGCGGGAGCTACTCAATGTAAATTTAATAAACCGGCTCTATGGCATTTAATGGGTGGTGGGGTTCAAGGCAGAGCGTTGAGAGGTGCGGTGGCACACATTAATGGTAAGAAGAAAAATATGACTGCATTTGGCCCTTACCCATCTCGAGTTGTGGTAGTAGACGGGGTATTCCTCGCAATTAGTAGGAAGGTTTTTGAAAAAATACGATTTGATGAGGATTGCCCTGCTAAGTTCCACATGTATGACTTGGACTATTCTCTCGCTGCTCATAATGCGGGATTTAAAGTGGGTGTGAGCGATATATTAATTACACATGAGTCACCTGGATTAACAAAAACGACTGATGAGTTTAAGAGGGGTGAAGATTGGTTTTTAACAAAGTATAAGTAGTTAATTACTTGGTTAAGGTCAGTTGATTTACTCTCATATGATAATACACTATATCTGTGAGTAAATTAGATCTAGATTGGATGGAGAATGTTCTTATTTTTAAGAGCCTCACCGATAGTGGTTATTTAGCATCTATATCGGATGTTGTACAACCAGAATACTTTAAAAACAAAGCAATTGCTGATGTTTTTTCCATAATTAAAGCGTTTGCTGAAAAGAGAAACAAACTACCAACTATTACTGAAATTAAATCATATCTTGTTTCAGATGACCAAAAAACAGCCTTCAAAACTTTAGTTCAATCATTCCAAGATTTAGATAAAGTTCTAGATAATGATGAATTATATGAAAATACAGAACGATTTCTTAAAGAGAAGGCTGTAT